AATATGGATATTCCACCTCAGACCCGAATACTCTGGATATCTGGGAAGGCCAGTTCGGCGATTTCGCCAATGGCGCGGCTTGGGCACAGTCGATATTGCCATTGTTTCGGGCGACGGCCTGCCATCGGCTCAAACCCTGCAAGCGGTGCGCGATCACATCGACGACGCAAGACCTGTCACCGCAAAAAACTGCGTTGTGCTGGCCCCCGAAATTGTGCACGTGGATGTAAACGTCAATGTTGCCATTTCGGGAACTGCACTTGATGCCGTGCATGTCGCCATCAATACGCAACTGACCGCACAATTCGCCGCGCTCGCACCTGGTGATCCCTGGATACGCAGCCAGGCCGAGGCGTTGATTTCCAACGTGCCAGGCGGACAGGATCGTGTCATCGTTGCGCCGCTTGGCAACGTCGCGGCGACTGTAGACGCCGATACGCTCCAATGGTTGCGGCTGGGCATTGTGGGCGTGGATCTCATGCCATGAGTAGCCCGCACACATCCCTGCTCGCTCGCTTGTTACCGCCGATCAGCTACGACCCCAACGCACCGCGCATCGCCGCTGAACTGCGCGCCGAAGGCGCAACGCTGGATCACATCGATACATCCGCAATTGTTGTGCACGATGCCGTCACGCCACTGCATACCCTGGCGCTGTTGACCGATTGGGAGCGTGTCTGCGGTTTAACGCCAGAAGTCGGCACCATATACGCACAACGCCTGGATTCTGTCATCGCCAAACTGCGCGAAACCGGCGGCTTGTCCATTGCGTACTTCGTCAGCCTGGCTGCCCGCCTGGGCTACGACATCACGATCACCGAGTTTGAAGCGTTCTACGTGGACTACAGCCACGTGGACGCGGACGTGCTGTATGAAGCCGACGCGCATTGGGTCTGGCACGTCTACGTCCAAGGGGGAAACGCTCGCACATATCCCTTCTATGTCGATAGCGCTTGCGTGGACGAACCGCTCTTAAGCGTTAACGACCCGACCATCGAGGCCGTCTTTAACGACCTCAAACCCGCACACACCTTCGCCGTATTCGACTACGAGGAAACCAATCCATGAAACGCATCGAAAGCCCGGACGGTCGCTTCGCAGCAGGTGATCCGACCATCCGCAAACCTGGAACCCTGGTGACATCAACCTGGATGAATGCACTGCAAGATGAAATCTGCAACGTCATCGAACAGGCCGGTTTAACGCTTGATGACAACGATCAGACACAGTTGCGTGCCGCCATCGGAAACATGATTAACGGTGCGATCACAACACATAAACACGTCATTGCCGACGTGACAGGGCTGCAGACCGCGTTAAACAGCAAGCTCAATACCTCCGGCGGCACCTTGACGGGCAGTCTGCTCATTAATGCCTCCTGCTACGTCGGTGCGGATGACAACAGAAATGCAACGTATTGGATGCGTGATGGGAACAGCAACAATCGTGGCGTTTTGTTCTGGGATCGCAATAATGATCGGGTGTGCGTCACCCGCTACGATCCGCAGACCGGAGACACAGCGGGATGGTTTCGTCTCAACGCCAACAATACGTTTCAAACCTCCCACGCCATCACCGCCCCTGGTTTTAATGGCAAGGCCACCAGCGCGGACAAACTGCACACCTCACCGACCATCAACGGCGTTTCCTTTAACGGCACATCGAACATCATCACCTCCCGCTGGGGCGCGGAGCGCACGCTCAAGATCGGCAACAAGAGCCGCACCGTCAACGGCAGCGCCAATGTGACCTGGACACTGGCCGATATTGGGGCTGCTGCGGTAAGCCACAACCACGACGCTGCCTATGCGGCAAAAACCGCGCAACATCAGGGCGCAGCAACACCGGCACTGACCCCCAACAACTGGAATGATTTGCCTGCACAGTACCCGTATACCGGCGTCGTGCACGCGGTCGTTCTTGCAAGCGCCACCAATGGCGGTCCTGAATTCACCAGCAGTCCCTATTTCTACGTTCAGCAGTTCTTCTACTCGCACCTAAATGGTGCTACTGCGGACGTTACACAATTCGCTATTCCGTACATGGGACAGATGCTGGCTTGGCGCGACCGCTATAACGGCTCATGGTCACCGTGGAAGTATGCGTGCGATTCTACGGCAACAGGTCGCGGCGTGATGCTTGCCGCCGACGCCGCTGCCGCCCGCACTGCAATCGGTGCAGGCACCAGCAACCTTGAGCTAGGCACCACGGCGACCACAGCCAAGACGGGGAACTGGAAACCGAATATCAATACCGAAACGACGGGCCAGCTTCCGTATAACCGTCTGGCGTTACCCGATGCGTTTGGGGTTGGTAGCTACGCACTGCTTATTGCCAACGGGGCCGTGCCAGGTGACACACTGCCCGCATCCCAGCTAAAGAAATCGAAGGTGGTCCATGTCATGGCATACGACTACTACTACGACTTCACGTTCGACAACGAACCGCCTGTACTGGCAGGGACGTGGCGGGCGATGGGCAGAACCCCAACGCAGGACATATCAGTAAGGGCCGCCCCTGCGCTATTCATGAGGATCGCATAAATGCAAGCCAACACCCCCAAATACGCCGCGCCCGACCATTCGGCCGTAGACCTGAACATCAATCACCCCGAGCACGGCTGGATACCGTTCACAGCATGCGCTGACGATCCGATAGGCAGTGAACTCTATGCCAGGGTCGTTAATGGAGACTTCGGCCCTATCGCAGACTACGATGGCCCGAGCGCTGAAGAATCCCTGGCAACCCAGATGCGCGCCCAGCGCAACGCGATGCTGGCGCAATTGGACACTATCGTAATGAACCCATTGCGCTGGGTGCAGTTCACCGCCGATCAACAGGCAGAACTTGCTGCGTACAGACAAGACCTGCTGAACGTACCGCAGCAGGACGGATTTCCACATAGCATTGCGTGGCCGCAAAAACCCTTGCAAAGCAATGAGTCGCCCGTTTCTCCCGCACCAGAGCAAGACCAAGAAATCTGAACATGAATGCCAACATACATCATGGCGATGCACTAACCTGGCTGCAAACCCTGCCTGATGCCAGCGTGGATGCGCTCATTACCGATCCCCCCTATGCCAGTGGCGGCCTGCATGCGGGCAGCCGCAAAGCCGCGCCAGAAAAGCGGCGTCGCCGTGCAACGCGTAGACTTCGTCGGCGATGCACGCGACCAACGCTCGCACCTCGTCTGGATGATGCTGTGGCTATCCCAATGCCAGCGCATCCTCAAAGACCAAGCACCCGTGTGCCTGTTCACGGATTGGCGTCAACTGCCACTGACCACCGATGCCCTGCAATGCGCTGGATTCACGTGGCGCGGCATCATGGTGTGGGACAAAACCGAGGGCGCCCGCCCGCAACCCGGTAGACCCCGCGCGCAGTGCGAGTACATCGTCTGGGGCAGCAAAGGCGACATGCCGCTTGCACGCAACGCCCCGATCATCCCCGGCGCTATCCGCGAACCCATACGCCAAGCCGACAAACACCACATGACCGGCAAACCCACGACGCTGATGCGCCAACTGGTCAAAATCTGCGAACCCGGCGGAATCATCCTTGATCCCTTCGCCGGTTCTGGCACTACCCTACTTGCTGCTAAACTTGAAGGTTACAGATATCTGGGATGTGAAATCACAGCCCATTACGCCAACGTGGCGCGCCAACGGCTGGCAGATCACTCGCCTGATACCACCACAACCGAACAGCAAACCTTGCCACTGACAAAAATGACACACGGCACGGCTTGTGGATAACTTTTAAATCCAGGCTGTGGGCAACCAATACTTATCCACAGACAAACATGCTTTAGAAAAAGAATTTTGCAGTCAAAGTGTGACGCCTAGAATTCCGAAGCAGGGCAGTACGCTACACCAAGACTATCAAGACCCAGATGTACACGCCAGCGAACATCGTCACTTCGACGTTCGCGGTGGACTATGCATTTCCCCAGCATGACAGTCCAGATCACATCGTCGTCGAGATCATCAACGAAGATACCTGGCAAGCTGACGAGATAGTGTGCGCGCTGCCGGGCAGCCAGAAGCTGC